TAACCCCGGTTGCACCTGTAGCTCCAGTATCGCCTTTTTCACCTTTTAATGAAGCTAACCATTCCTCTACAGTTCCTGAAAAACCATTGTCTACTGCAATATCATAAGCAGACTTCCCAGTTGAGACATTAACCATTGGATTGAAGAAACTCATTTATGCGCCCCCAAAAAATTATATGTTATTCCTGACTCAGAAATTTTGAAGCTTGTGATAGGTGAATCATGAGCGTCCATTTGAAAGCCTTGTCCAGCTCTTAAATAGATAGGATCACTGCCATTGATTGATACGTGGCATTCCTGATCATTCGAAAAGCTGAATTTATAGAAAGAATATTTAATCGTCCAGGTTGCAGGTGGGGAAGGGATTACTTCATGGTTAGATTCTGACTTCTCAAGCATTGGACTCCCGATATATCCAGATCCTATTTGCATGGCCAACAATCATTCCTTTCTTAATTAAAAATGAAAAAAAGGGGAGATGAACTCCCCCGAGTTATTTTGGTTCTGTGTATTCCATTGCTTGATCACTGTCTGAGATACCTGTAGTGGTTGGATCCACTACAACCCCCATTGCAGTTAAAAACGTAAGTAAAGCATTAAATTTCTCAGTGAGATCATCACTAAATACAGAAATATCGTATCCGAAAGCAGATGCAATAGCTTGTGCAAACAAAAGAGTTGCAGAGAAGATTGCAACCAGGAATGTTTTCTTTTTAAGTCTTACTTTCCAGTTAATTTTAGTCATGAAATTCGCTCCTGTTCATTTTATTTAAGGCCAAAATGTATGAGTAACCAGGCTGCGACAATAGTCGCAATTACACTGGGCAGTACCTTAAACACAAGGTCTTTAGTAAACTGAGAGGGATCAATTTTGCGAGTAGAATCAGAGCGTTCCAATATTTCAACTCGATTGTCCAGTTTTTCATATGATTTACTCAGATTTTTTAAACTGTTGCTCATTTCGTTCAGAGTGCTGAACTGTTCTCTCGATTGTGCTTGAGAATCCTTATTAATTTCGACTTGCTGCTCAACAAGCGTAGCAATACGACCAATAACATTTGTTCTTTCTTCAAGAGAGTCAATTTTGTTATCAGTGTGCTTAGCTTTTTCTTCAAGTGCACTTAATCTTGAAATGGTGCTTTGCTCAAAGTTATCCATTTGTCACCAACCTTTGATAAAATAGAAAGGTGACATTACATCACCTCCTAAAATAAGAGGATAATCATTGATATACCTCGATCAACAATCATCCTCAAAGATATTTAAATATATTTAGATTTTTGACCCAAACTGACCTGAGATGTAGCCGCGTTTACCTTTATAGATCACTTCCCAGTAACCCTTAGCATTGTTTGAACCTTTCACTGAACCAGAAATGCTGAGTGTGTCACCTAACTTTACGGTGCCAAGATTCTTTGCTTTGTTTTTATCGGGTCTGTCCATAACGATTGCAGCGCTTTTTACACCGACAATTTTAATTTTGCCTGCAGATTTGATACCACTGCTTTTAGGCTTAGAAGTGGATTTAGGCTTTGGGGTTGATTGTCCAAGTTCAGCATCACTTTTAATGTACTTCACATTTACGTAACCGCTGTATGTAGCACCTTTAGAGTTTGTATATTTGATATATCCCCAACCATTTTGAGTTGATCCTTTTTGGTATTGGACAGTGGAGCCTTTAGGAAGAGCGAGTACAATAGAGGAGTTTGCATTGCGTTGGGTTCTCACATTAAGACTGTCAGCGATAACTGTGTTCTTAACATAAGAACCATTTGTTTTAACTACTTTTGTTGGCTTTGAAGATGAGGAAGAAGTTTTTCCGCCGAGTGCTTTTAATTCTGCAGCAATGGCCGCTTTCACTTGATCCCAACGTCCCTCAGACAGAATACGATGCGGACAGTATTTTCCGTTCCAGTCCTGATGCTTTCTGATTTTGTCAACGCCCCATCCGCGCTCTTTGAGAAGTTGCGCCACAAACTTGATAGCCAGCGCCTCTGCTGCCCGGTAACGCGCACCACCTGACTTGCTGCAACAGATTTCCACGCCAATAGACTTACGGTTCCCGGTTCCGTTTGTGCCATCGCCAGTATGCCAAGCATTCCGATCCAGCGGAATCCCCTGAATTACTTCTTTATCATCGACGGCAAAATGATAGCTTGTCGATTCGCTGTTTCCTGTCATATAACTGATTTCATTGGCGGCTGATGCGTCGTTTGCTGTGTTATGAATAGTGATATACTCCGGTGTCATTGGGTTCGGACATTTCAGGGCGTATTTTTCACTTGGAACTAATCTCTTTTTCACTGCAATTGTCATATTGAGCATCTCTCCTAAAAATTAAATTTGAGCACAAAAAAGAGAGAAGGGGGTAAATTCCAATCTCTCTTTATCTCACGTATGCTCTTGTTATCTCTGTTTTTGAATGCTGTAAATTGAATAAAATTTATATTTTAACTAGAACATAACCACCTCCTTTAATTTTGAGGGATTACTTAATTAAGCAGATGGCAATGCCATAGCCAAGCTTGTCTGAATATGGGGTTACAATCTCCATAGCCTTCCAAGAGTAAAACCTGTCTTCTGTTTTTGTGCCGATGCCATAATTACCTTCAATACGATCTCCCACAGAAACAGTGCTGTCCACTTTCACATAAACCTGTCCAAGTAAGCCGACTATGTTCCATTCAGGGCGTTCTTCACGGGGGACGTAATCTATTTTTTCAATCCATTCAGGGTTTACTTTAGGCAGTTTCTTAACATCACCGGTTTCTGGGTTGACTACATCTTCATATATGTATCCACCAAATTCATTCTTTAAATATCTACCTTGCCAGTGAATATCAGCTCCGCCTAAAATAGTTCCTGCAGTTTCAGAGATTACTCCGTGTACATCTTCACCTTTTCTCGCTGGGCGAATTTTAGCTCCTTCAAGAGTGACAATTGTTCCTGTCGGAATTGCTTTTCCGTCAAGGCTTTCAAAATATTCAGCGTAATCACTGAAAGTGGCTCCGCCATTCATCTTGCCGGTAGATGTTATATCTCCGTTCATGGAGTTTAGCATCCATTTGATATTCGCTCTTGATGGGGTAGAACCATATCCACCAACCACCATATAGCGATCATTTGTACCGAGTTTGACTCCTCCCGAAGATAAGATAGTTCGTGAGACATTATCGCCTTCAATGTGGGATTCGTTTGAAGACATGACTGTGCTACGCGAACCGCTAACGGAACTTGCTCCGGAAGAGGAAAATACTCCTGTTCTGACCCCAGTTGCTTTTGCTCCACCTGTGGTGCCTATAACAGCAGAAGCTTCACCTGATACTTCAGGCTGTCCAGTAGATGCTGCTATTAAGCCTGTGCTAGATTTGGGTACTCCAGAAGAGGTTGCAACCTTTGTCCCGCCTTTTATATTATTTGGTACAAAAGTGTAATCAACTCCTGAAATTCTGGCAGCCTTTTTGTATTTTTCCACTGAAATTCCCATTAGGCTTGCCTGAGAATTAGAACAATACACACCAATACTGTCAGCTTTCCCGTCACCTATCAAACTTGCATTAATAAGCTTTACATTTTCTGTGCCACTGCCAATACGCACACCAATTCTCGCCGATTCAAAACAATTTACATTTGAAATATTTACATTATCTGATTTTTGATCCCCACCGTATACATAAATGTCAGCTCCAGCTGTTTTGAAGTTAGAAATAGAAAGATTGTTTAAATTAATGTTTCTTGATTTAAATTGCGTAGCGATTGCGGGATTTCCTTTGTAATCATAAGAAGGGTCTCCAATTGCGTTAAAGTTTGAAATGTTAACATTTCTGTAAGCTGAGATTACTAGTGCTCGTGGGCTCAACTCTTTATAAAGGTCACTAAAGATTGGAGACTTCGCAGTACAGTTAACAGCATTAATGTCGAATGCACTAGTGGAAATTTTATCAGAAGCACGATGAAAGCCGATGTGTCTAAAATCAAATGCACGAATGTCATTCTCTGAGTAGCAGTTGATTAAATTAACATTTCTTGCTGCAGGCGCTCTATTGTGGGCTTTAACTTCAAAACCTCTGCAGTTTTTCTGACTGTTGCAGTTCACCAGCCATACGTTTCTAGAACCGTCATCAATTTCAAAACCATTTGAATTTGATGAGCCTTTGTCATGAGCAGACCCATTGGCATTGTATGCGTGACAGTTAGTGAAGTAGATGTATTCAGAATAGTGAGTTGTGAAGCCATCGTCACCGAAATTAGTTGCAGTACAGTTTTCAATCCAAACATATCTACTGCCCTTCGGTTGATAATAATCAGCACCATCTGAAGAAGTGTTCCAAATAGGAGAGCTTACATCAAAACCATGAAGACCGGGATTTCGAGCATTGACGTTTCTAACCCGAACAAATTTAGAGTTAACAATACCCACACAGTTTGCATTTGTTCCATTTGTAATGGTGTTGTCCTTTTTGTCTAAATTCCAATCGAGGTCTAAGTCTTCAATTAAGATATATTCATTTCCGTTTGTGTAGTCGCTATTGGTTAACACACAAGATGTTCCGGTAGCAGTTGGGTGAAGCTTGATAATAGATCCTGATCCAACACCGTAAAGTCTGACATAAGAAGGGATATGTAATCCTTGAACCATATAAATACCTGCGGGTACAAAAACTTCTCGCTTCCCGCTGGAAAAAGCAGCTTTGAAAGCTTCAGTGTCATCAGTAACACCATCACCCTTAGCCCCAAAATCCTGAACATTGACACTTCGTCTGATAAACTCATTTAAGACTTTATCAACAATTGTTGCACCAGCTGCAGGGATTTTTGAAATATCTCCAATAGTGTTTGTGATATCTGTTAAACCAGAATCGACTGTGCTTATTACGTTTTTAATATCCTTAGAAGCTTTATCAAAAGCCTCTTGAATATCGTCTGCAGTATATCTGATATTATTTGATTTTAACCCTATAGCATCAATGGGTATCCATTGCTCTGTTTCTTCGTCCATATAACCCATTGTGTTTACGGGAATTAAATTGTCGCTCAATATATACTCCTCCTTATCCTTTTCTAATCCAAACCATACTTCCGTCAGGGGGTTCTGCAGAAGGTTTTATCCTCATCTTTTTGGGAGCATTGTTCGTTCTCAACCATACTGATCTGATGTTGTAAGGCTCTACATAGCTAGAAACAATGTTGAAACCGTCATACTTATCTGAGACGCTAATATTTATCCAGTCAAAACCATCCCATCGATATTCAATTCCTGTTTCTTTTACAGTGACAGTCCAACCAATTTGAGGGGAAGGATAAGTGTTTAATAAATCCTGATAGGTGTACACAAACGGCAAGTAAATCTTTCTAGTGTTCTCAACTACATACTCATAATCTGATGTTGCTTGTCTGCACCAATTTGTTATTTCAATACATCTCTTGGTGACACGTTCACATTCAGCAATACGTTCGTTGATACGAATAATGGCATCTTCAGCATCATCAATTAAGCCTTGAAGTGTTTCAATGACCATATTTCCTTGCCGTTTAATCCAAATCCTTGAGGCAGGGAAGAAGGATGCACCTTCTCCTTGATATGTAAAAGTAAGTGATTTACCTTCATTCGAATCATTGAAAAAGACAACCCCCATAAGGTATTCAACCTTAAAGTAGTTGTCTTCTAATTCACCATCTTCAATTTCTCGCCATTCCTTACTGTCACCACTAACTATAACTCTGTACTCGGGGTTTGGTATTTCAGTAAGTACGGCTCGGCCGTTATAAACGGTTAAAGTTTCACTATAACTTAAATAAGGATCATCGTTTGAACCTTTCCTTTTTCGAGAAAGGATAGGGTTGTTATAGAGCTGAGGAAAATCCAAACTAAATTCACCGCCCTTTCTTATTGTGTAATTGATTTGAGCAATTCTTCCAAGTGCGCGACTATCTCTTCTTTCTCTCTAAGCCTTTTTCCATGTGCTCCTAACAATTCCCATGATCACTATGTATACAATCGCAATACCAACAGTTACACCCTCAATTTTTATAAAAAAACTATTCAAAATTATTAATAAAAGCGCTAGTACTGACGCAAACCAGTGTATAGATTCATATTTTTTTTCACTCATCGATGATCCCCTCACTCTTTCTGTTAAACACTTTATATACCAAAATCCATCATGACACAACTTCTAATATGGAATCAAGTGGTAAAGTTTTTTATAATTTACAAGGTATTTTTAAGTGAAAAAGGGGTGTTATCGTATGAAAACGGTCAAGTGTTTGCATAAAGTAGAATTTTATTTAGAAAGAAAGTTGAAATAAAAAAAGACGCATCCAATAAGGGTACGCCTGTTTATTTTACATGCCTATATACTTCCCAGATGTACTTTGTATTTAATTTATTCCCTCTTTGATTGCTATCTGAGCCTGTTATAAACCCAAGTTCGTTTATACTTCCGTATGTAGAGTTTCCCCCAACCAGGGATATTCCTATTTCATTTATCTGATACGTATAACCCCCTGTCTCATCAATTAATAGCATAGAATCATTAGGAGACACTGGCCACACTTTCACATGTGTTGGAGTGAAAGGCAGCAATATTTGTTTGCTAATTGTTCCATCGCCCACATACGTTCCTTTAGCTATCTGAGGAACATCAGAGGATAGCGCATATTCTGAGTGTGGTTTACCGCCAAGAAACTCAGCGTTTCCATCTATGGAACCTGTAATGATTCCCTGGTCATTACGTACAGGTATTGAATTAGGCGTGGATAGCGTTGAAGTCGTGTAACCATTTAATGAATCAGCCGAGCCCGCAGAAGACACAATCCACTCTTCACCATTAAAAAGCTCTTGTTTATTAGTCTTTGGATCGATCCAAATCGTTCCCGCTTCTGGAGTTTCAGGCTTCGCTACTGATGATATAGTATACAAATTGTTTACTTTTCCATTAAGGTTTCCACTCACCTCTACAGTAGAAGAAGGGAGGTAAGGGTTTTCGTTTGGATGAAGGGATTTTACGATGTCAGATCCAATGAATTGAGTTATCTCTATATCTGCATCAACTCTTCGATAGGCTTGAATACCAATGGTGTAGTATTTATTGGAGGGCAACCCTGTGAACGCTGCAGCTCGTTTGTCATACTTAACATTCTTCAGATCTTCACTTGCCATTTTTGAGCCAAAAACATATTCATCCTTATCGTTGCTAGAATATAGATACAATTCAAATCCATCAATATTATACTTGTCTTCATCAGAAGTTGGATAATCCCATTCTATTGTGATATCTACTGATCCATCATCATTGTTTGTATGGGATATAGCCGTGCCATCACCTTTAATAATTGGAGGGTCAGGTTTTACAGCTATTCTGTCATTCCTAATGTTGAAATTTTCAGTTGCATTCTCCCAGTCAATTTTTCTTTTGTTATAATCCGTGTTTGTTTTTATAGATGTATACATCATATTACTGATGGTTTCAAAATCGCTTTTAATCTTCTTTCCATTTGATATTGTTACATCCATTGTCTTTTGAGCAAAATCAAAATTAAATGTAACAAGTCGAGCTTTCACATCAGTCTTCAGTTCTTCTGACCTGATTCTGACAGTATCGCCAAGTGAACACCTATCCCAGTTATGAGATTCAGAAATACAATTGAAAAAGTTAACTACATCTAAGGTAATGTTAATTGGTGGCGCATTTCTCTTTTCCATCTCCTCTATGCTCTTTTCATAAAGTTCAGTTTCGTCAAATAGGCTATCATTCGACCATTCTCCTTCCAGAATAAAAACTGAAAGTTCTTCTTTAAGATCGTCTGTAAGATATTTTTCAAATTTAAGTGTTTCTTTAAGCTCAGAAATAGAATTTTGGATTGTTTCCTTATCTTTATCTAAGATAGCAATCTGATTAATCTTGGCATCAAGTTCCTGAATTTTCATTTGTAATTGGGCTTTTAATTCTTTAGTGTCATCCCCTGCTTTTTTAGCTACTTCAATATGGTCTAATATCTTTTGTTTTTCTAGTTCTAGGGTGTACTGTTCATTTTTGAGCACTGTTTTCTTTTCTTCGACTTGTTTTTGTTGTTCAAGTAACAGGTGAAATTTATTCCCTTGTTCATTCACAATCAAATTGTAATCCAGGATAGCATGACAAAGCTCATTCGACATGTAATTACTTTTTTGGATTACGTTTCTGTTTTCATCACGATTAAATGGGTAAAGGAAGTATGAGAAATCATCTATATATGCTTGCCCAGTCGGATTTACCGAGTTAATGCCTATTCCGTCTTTCCCTGTTGGATATAGTCTTGTGGTAACTTCCTCTGTGTCTTCTATATCATTTATGTCAACTATATACTGGCCTGTTTTAAACCATAATCCTTTGTACGTACCCTTATCAGTATCTTTATAAAAACTCACTGTCATATTTTCTGTATTAAAAAGAGGTGTTGCACCAAACTTTTCACATATGGTATACAATAAATCTAATTTAGTCGAAGATGTAACATCAAATTGTCTATACTTAGTATTCAATTCTGAATCAATATGATCTACTTTCCATCCAGTGTTTTTAAGGCAAGAATTAGCTGCTTCTTTTAAATTAATCGACGTTTCTTCAAATCTCCGCACTTTGTATTTGGTAAGCAAAAAAGGCAAAGACTTGCATTCGTATATGTAAGAAGCTCCATCCTCGTTCATTGATTTTGTTCGTTTTGTTATCACAAACCACTCTGTCATCCCATAAAATTCAGCTTTAATAAGATACCATGGTTTCAATAATTCTAATAAAGGATTATCTTTGTATCTGTGGAAATATCCCCACTTCAAAGGAACAGAGAAAGACAACTCATGGGTTTTCCCATAGTTCATTGTGATTGTCTCATTGAATTTATCGACTATGTTCCCTATCTTCTTCCTATTGGGTTTCATTAATGCTAATCGAAGATCTTTCACTTCAGTGTGTTTGCTTATTCTCAATTAAAAAACCTCCATTCAAATTAAAAAAAGAGCCGGCGTTTTAGCCGACTCACGAGTTATTGAAATTTAACCCCTTGTTTTTGAGGCCATTTGTAAATTGTTTGTACATTAAATCAACAGCCTTCTGAGGATTCCCAGTTTCTTTAATGGTTACTGTAAAGTTAAAGTCGTTGTTTACTGTAGAAGTCTCTGTTTTGTTGCTAACAAGAGAATCTGGAACATTAGTTTTAACGTTTGCACTTAAACTTGGTATTCCAAACTTACCACCAACAAACGAAACATCACTAAGGAAATCTTTATACTTACTTAAATCGGGCTTTGCAGAAGGGGCACCATTTAAATCTTTTTCCGACAATTCACGTACAGTGTCTACTGCTTTAAGCATGTTTTTGGTGTCTGACTCATTTAAGATGAGTTCTCCACTATCCACTACTGCGAGAGCACCCGCCGCTGGTAGCTTACCTACATGCCCTCCAGTTTTAAACCTGGCAACCTTTTGACCAGTGGTATTGCCTTTGACAACGGTATTTAAGGCATTAGAAGCTTCTTTAAGCTTATCAATGAGGTTATTAGAAATACTCTTACCGATGGACTCCATATTGCTGTTAATGAACTTAGAGAATTCATTAAGCTGCTTAGAGATGTCAGTGATTTTCCCGTTCATGAGTTTGTCTTCAATTTTCTTGAATTCTCTCTCATCATTTGTCAGGTTATCATATTTGTCATTTATGGCATCCTGATCTTTTTCAAGTTGGTCTTGAAGTGCTTCCTTACGTTTCGTATTGCTACGATCTTTAAGAAACTCATCTAATGCTTCTTGCTGTTCTTGAAGCTGCTTTTCTAAGTCTTTAACCTGTGATTTAGCTTCATCTGAGTCATCAAGTGATAATTTACTGATCTTTTCTTTGGTTTCCTGAATAGCCTGATTCTTTTCTTTGAGCTCTTTTTGGTATTTAGCTTCATCATCAGTTTTATCAATCTCATCAATCAAGTCTTGTGTAGCTTTCTGGTGCGCTTTTAATTCAATATCACGCATCTTTTCGTACATCTCTTTATAGATGGAGACAACTTCATCAGCAAGGGATTTATAGATGTCCTTGATCGACTTTTTGGTGTTATAAAGCTCCAGATTAAAATCTTTCTGTTTATCCTTCCAGTTTTCGATCTCAGTTGTAATTTGCTCTTGTATTTCTGGAAATCCTTTAGCTGCCTTTTTTTGTTCCTCTAATTGCTTGATGTATTTTTTGGCCTCAGCCTGTTGTTGCTGTACTAATTTGACTTGCTGACTATAATATTTGACCTTATCCTTGTCTTTTTCAGTCATTGATATTTTATTGTCAACGTCTTTGATCTTGGATTCAGTCTTGTTTGATGATTTTTGAATTGACTTTAAAGTTTCATCTACTTTAGATTGAACTATTTGCCCTTGTAATTCCCTTACTTGCTCTTGAAAGTTGATAAGGTCTATTTTAGCTTGCTTCAGCTCTTCTTTAAGTTGAGCTTTTTGGGCAGAATTCAAATTCTTATTAGCTGAAATTTCTTTTTGTATCCATGAAACCTTTTGACTCTGAATCTTTTGCTGTTCAGCCATTGCTTTTTTCTGTTCTGCAGTATACTTTCTAAACTGTTTACTGTCTGACAGATAATGACTTGCTAAGGCTTGGTTCTTGGCAATTGCCAAATCATAGTCACCAATACGCTTATCAAACTCATCAAGCTTTGACTGTACAATTTCGTATTGAAGCTCTTCTATTTGTTCTCCAACAGAACTGATATCACCTTGGAGGGAGAGAAGATCGGATTTGGCTTGTGCTATTGCTTGCTGTCGTTCTGCTTCAGCTTGAGATGCATCCGAAATAGACGTACCGACACCTTTTAAATACTTCTCAGGGTCAATCGTCTTTCCGTTTTCCTCAATTTGCAGGTGAAGATGGTTTCCTGTTGAATTACCCGTACTGCCAACTTTACCGATGGTCTGACCAGCTTTAACAGTTTGACCGGCTTTAACAGAAGGGGTATCAAGCATATGCATATACTTAGCAACTTTTCCATCATCCTGCTGAATGACAACCCAGTTACCGGCAGTCTTGCTATAACCAGCAATTTGAACTTTTCCACTCTGAACCGATTTAATTGCGGTTCCAGCTTTTGCGGCAAAGTCTGTCCCTTTATGTGGAGTTGATCGGTAAGCGCCATCTTTCGCATTATATTTAGAACTTATTTTAAACGCACTGTTCTTCGTGTAGTAGCTTGCAATGGAGGAATTAGCAGAAGTCATTGACTTAGTGTAATTTGACATGATCTTCTGAACATAATTCTGCGTTTCCTTGAAAGGAGGGATGCCACCATATTTGATTACATTCCCAGGCCCTGCGTTATAAGCAGCAAGTGCTTTCTCAACATTGCCACCAAATTTGCTTAGTTGTTGGGCTAAATATTTCGTACCGCCCATAATGCTCTGATAAGGATCATAAACATTGTTTACACCTAAGCTTTTGGCAGTGGAAGGCATCAACTGCATTAATCCTGCGGCGCCTGCTCCAGAACGAGCCCTTGCATTGAATCCTGATTCTTGTTGGATTACAGCTGCAATTAGAGCTGGATCAACACCGTATTTGCTTGCGGCAGAATTAATGTAACTGGAGTATTTACCGGAGTAAGACCCGCCACCCGAAGAATAAGAACCACCAGAAGATGAACCAGAGGAAAGGGAAGAGGTAACTATACCGTATTGTGCAATGTTCCCTGACTTAATTTGATCCTTGAGGAGTTTGGCTTGCTCCTGCATAAGCTTTTTCTTTTGTTGGAGTTCTTTGATTTCTTTCTTTAGGTTATTTCTGTATTTTTGAGACCATTTTGCATAGTCGTTTAACTTCTTGTTTTGTTCGTCAATTACAGATGATACCTTTTCTAAAGCCTCTTTATACTTATCAGTTACATAAGTAGATGTTTTGGTTTCTTCATTAGCTTTCTCTTGCTCGTCTGTCCATTTTTCAAGGGAAGTGCCTGATTCTATTAACGCTTGTTTATTTGTTTCCTGGGTAGATGCAGCTTCTTCTGATGCTGAGATATAAGCCTGGATAGCTGATCTTACACTATCCATCTGGGATCTTTCACTATCCGAGTATCCACCAGGTTGTAACATTTGTTTTTCGATCTTATGTAATTCTTTCTTCGCATCAGCTACATTATTAATTGATTTAACTTCAAGTTGAGACAGTTCAGCTTCAGATATGTCGAGCTTACGCTCTCTTCGTAGCTTTCTAAGGCTGTCAATCCTTAACGTATCAGCGTTTAAGGTCTTAATAGCGTTGTTAACCTCGGTTTTCATTAGATGATTGCTATATCGAACCATGTCATCATACGCATCAAGTTTAACTTTTCGCTGACGAATTACTTCATCTCGGTTAACCTTTATAACACCATTTTCATAACTTATTGCTTTGGCTAATTCTTTATCTTTTTGGATTAGAGCAT